GTGACCGGCTACCGCTGGCCGCATCAGGGCGCGACGAAGGCCGAGCAGATCGCCGTGGGGTATGTGGTGATGCGGCGGTTTGGAGTACGCGCTTGGGGATGCGCGTCTGCCTAGTTTGGTATAGTCGAAACGCTGATAAGGGAGATAGGCCGGGTGCCCTTATCCACTCGGCAGGTCATTCCGAATCGGCGGCGGTAGGCGGGTTCGGAAATGCGTTGGGGCCCGCCTACCGTCATTTATGCGAAGGGAGATCGCATGAAGTGTCCACATTGCGGGCACCCACCCCGCCTACACGCCGGCAGGAATTCCCGAGGGACGCCCCCGGGGGCCTGCACCTGCGGCCCACCGGATCGGCCCTGCGCCTGTCCCGGTTGGGCGCATTGGATGGAGCGAGGGCGGGAATGGCAGCTGGAGCTGCAGATGGAGCAGGACCGCGTAGATCGCGCATGGGGCGAGAGCATGAGCACGCTTTACGATCCCGACGACTGACCCTATGAGCTGCAAAGCCGGCCACATCCTCAACGTGGATGGGTACTGCCGGCTATGCGGCGCGTGGCTGGTGGATGTAGATGGGCCCTTATCGCCGTTCCCGCGTGATGAGGAAAACGCTGAAGGGGGAAATGATGGATCAGATGAGTACCGATGAGCTGACGGACCTGCTCGAATCCACGCTGGAAAATGCGTTAGAGGCATGGAAGGCCGATGCCTATGGGTGCATCGTGAAGCTGGCGACCGCCGGCAGACCGTTCACCGCGGATGATGTTCACGCGATGCTGGAAGGCCGCTGGGCACCTGGCAGCGTGCATCCGAACGTGATGGGGGCGGTGTTTGCCCGCGCTCGCCGTGACGGCATCATCACCACGCACAATCACTACCGGCCCAGCGTGCGGCGCGATGCTCACCGTCGGATGGTCAGGGTGTGGGAGGGGGTCTAGGGATGGCCGAGAACGAATCTGCGGAGATTGTGGAGTTCCCGGGACCCGGAAGCCGCGAGGAACGACGCGAGGGGCTTAGGCGGCTTCTCCGTGAATGGTGGGACCCGCCAGCGGAGCTGATAGACACGCTCCCGAAGGCGGGCATTCAGCTGAAATACCTGTCCCATGTATGGGTGTCGCGTGCTTTCTCGGAGATTGACCCCGAATGGACCTGGGCACCCATGAGCTACGACGACGCCGGCCAGCCGGTATTCGACCGTGACCAGCAGGGAAGGCCGGTGGGTCTATGGATCACGCTCACGCTATGCGGCACGACCATTCCCGGTTATGGGTCAGTAGAACCGGGGAAGCATGACGCCGTGAAAGAGCTGATCGGGGATGCCCTGCGAAATGCGGGGATGAGGCGCGGCGTAGCGGGCAAGCTCTGGACGAAGGATAAGCCCAAGAAGGCGCCGGCGAAAAAGAAGGAGCCTTTGCCAGCAGCGGTGGAACCTCCCGACGACGCGCCGCATGACGAGAAGGCGGCAGGCAAAGAGGCCTACGATTCGCTTGTCGAGGAATACGGGGAGGAAATCGTAAACGGTGCCCTTGCCACGTTCAGCGTCGCGAGGTTCAGCGAGCTCACGCCCGACAAACTTAACCTAATCCGCGCATCCCTGCTGCAGCGGGCCCGCCTGGTGGATAAGGATGGGTAGGGGGCCGGAAGCAGCGTTTCAGGCGCAGGTTATCGAGCTGGCCCACACGTTCGGATGGCTTGTGCAGCACACGCGGCCCGCAAAGCAGGGGGACAGGTGGCTCACACCTATCGCCGGCGACGTAGGATTTCCCGATTTAGTGCTGGTGCATCCGTCGCGGGGCATCCTGTTCGTCGAGCTGAAAAGCCCAACGGGCGCACTAAGCGACGCGCAATACGGATGGAGCAGGGCGATCAGGGACGCCGGCGGCGAGTGGAAGGTATGGAGACCTAAAGACATGGACGCGATCCAGCAGCGTTTAGGGGCGAGGGGAGCGCGGTGATCATTCACGCTGCAAAGCCTCAAAGGGATTTCACCGTGATCCCTAACCGCGTCCTGCGGGATGATGCCCTTTCCTACCGCGCCCGGGGGTTGCTGGTGTACCTGTTGAGTCAGCCCGAGGATTGGCAGATCAGTAGCACGCGACTCTCAATCGAAAGCGGGGAGGGCCGCGATGCAATCCGGCGTGCCCTGTCCGAGCTGCGGGCCGTGGGATACCTAGAGCTCACGAAGGAGCAGGACAGCAAGGGACTGTGGGCGAGTCACTACATCGTCACCGATACGCCCTGGTACTTCCGCCCCGAGCCTGTGGATAACCCTGTGGATAACTCACTAACCGGAGCCTGAAAAACCGACGCCGGATAATCAGTCCCTATTAGTAAGGACTATAAGACTAAGAAAAGAAGGGGAGATTGGGCAGACCTCGGAAAGACCTGGCATCAAGCGGCTACCAACGAAAGCGTGCTGCCTTCCTTGCGGAGTGGGATGGGCCGTGTCATTGGTGCAAGCGAGCGAAGGCGGTCGAGGTTGATCATGTGATCCCGGTTGCCGCCGGCATAGACCCAACAGATCAAGGCAATTGGGTAGGCAGCTGCAAAAAATGCAATGCCCGCCGTGGTGCGGAACATCTGGCAAAAACAAGGGCAAACCGCGTCGCTGCACGGACGAAAGCGGTTAAGAACCCGCCGGATTTTTTTGAGCATGAGGCGACGCCGACCCCGACCCCAATTTCTGATATATCCGAAAGGGGGAAGGATCAGGCCGAAACCGCTGGGACCGGATCGAATGTGAATGATCCCGCGCAAAGCGGAATGATCCCGCCGAGGCTGGAAACCGAATTGCAGGGAATACGGTCCTACGGGGGAGAGGTTGCAGCATGGGCCGCGACGTATCTGGGCGTGACCCTGATGCCGTGGCAGGTTCATGCCCTGACCGGGCAGCTAGAGCATGATGAGGATGGGAACCTGATCCGCCGGCGGTCCTTGATCTCGGTGGCGCGGCAGAACGGAAAGACTGTCGCTCTAAAAGCCCTGGTCGGATGGGCCTGCACGGAGGAACCTAAGCGCCGGGGCGGTCCCATCATGGTCATCAACACCGCGCACCAATTGGATATGGCCGTGGAAATCTTTGAGGCCGTGGCGCCGATTCTGAAAGACGAATGGGGCGCGAAAGTCAAATGGAGTTACGGCAGGAATGAGGCGATCATGCCCGACGGCACGCGCTGGCTGGTGCAGGCCGCGACCCCCAAAGCGTTTCACGGATTCTCACCCACCTACATAGTGGCCGACGAAGTGTGGGCGATCAGCCGCGACGTTCTGCTTAACGGTGCATTGCCGTCACAACGGGCCATGAGATCGCCCCTGCTTTCCTGTTGGAGTACCGCCGGCACCGAGGATTCGCACGCGATGCTGCAAATGAGGGAGGAAGGCCTACGGGCAATAGACGAAGGAAAGACCACGCGCCTCTACATGGCGGAATGGTCCGTCCCCCCGGGGATTGACCCGCTGGCATCGCCCGAAGTATGGCCTATGGCAAATCCTGCCCTGGGGTACACCCTAGAGCCCGAAATCCTGCAGGACGAATCCGAGCAGGTGGACAAAGCCGCGTTCCTGCGCGCATCGCTCAACGTCTGGATCAGCAGCGCGTCGAGCTGGCTGCCCCCGGGCACGTTTACGGCCCTCAAAGTTGATTCCGTTCCCGCCGGCGGCGTGCTGGCCGTGGATTCGTCTATAGATGAATCGCTTTACTGCGGCGTAAGGGCGCAGCGTATGGATGATGATTCGATAGGTGTCACGGTGGAATTCCTGTCCGATTCGCTTTCCGGCGCATGGGACGCGATCACCGAAGCGGCGAAGGACTGCGATGCCGTGGCGCTCACCCCATCCCTGTTCGAGCTGGCCCCACCGGCGCTGGACCGTAAGAAGGTGCAGGTGGGCTACGGGGAGCTGGCCACCCATACCGGCACCATCCGGCAGCTAATCCTGGAAGGCCGGATTGTCCACACCGGGGAACAGATGTTGGCCGAGCATGTAGACCGCGCCGTGGGCGTCAAGACCCAAAGGGGCTATGCCCTCTCATCGCAGAAATCATCGGGCCCAATCACGCTTGCCCGTTGCCTAGTGTTCGCTGCCGCAATGGTCGTCCGACCGCCGGCACGGTCGAAACCTGCTATCGCGTTCGGGTAGTACGCTGCGGGGGCTCATGGGGCCCGTTTGGTTCCCCCGGCGGGCCTCATGGGTATCAAATCGTATCGTTTCCCCCCGGGGCTTGCATTGCCTTAGTCCGTAAGGGACACTTCCGGCATGGACCTCTTTGCCCGTAAGGTGAAGGCGG